TGGAAACAGGAAATCAATATTCGTGACTGTCAGCAACTACAGCGAGCTTGCGGACTACGTGGACTGCAAGAAGTTCGGCGGAATCGAAAGCTTCGCCACATTCGCGATGGCGCAGTACATGGCGAAATATCCTGCAAAAGCCGCGAAAAAGACTGAATCGGAAAATTAGCCGACATTGCCCCTGCCGTCGCAAGGGCTGTACAGCCCGACGCGCCACAGGGGCGGAAAATGTCATGCCTGGAGTTGAAATGAAGAGCAAAACAGAGCGTTCAAAAATCATCCAGCTTATCCACATTGCAAAGTCGCAAATCGGACTTTCTGATGAAGACTACAGAGCCGTTCTGGAAAGCACGACCAAAAAGACAAGCTGCTCCGATATGTCGCTTTTCGAGCTGGACAAGACACTGGAAGCAATGAAGAGGCTCGGCTTCAAGGTCAAGAAGCTGGAGACAAAAGAAGACGAGCTTGGCTGGGACGCGAGCAGGGAGCAGATGGACTACATCAAGGGAATGTGGGAACTGGTAGCACGGAACAAGTCCGACAAGGCTTTGTACAGCTTCATAAGACGGATAACAGGAGCTGCGCATCCGCGCTTTATGACAGCAAGGAACTCGCAGAAAGTGATAACCGCTCTCAGAAAAATGATGGCGGACGCCGGACTGAACCCGGACAGGAAGGAGACGGAATGACAGAACTGAACCTCGCGGCGGAAATGGTTTCCAGCTGCTCTCTTAGGCTCGGCAGGGGCGAGCATAAAACAGCGGTCAAGGGAATCCGCGCAATCTGCCAGTATTTCGGCGGACAGATGGTTTTTCTTCCCAAGTTCAAAAAGGAAAAATCAGAGACGGCGGAAGAAATCAGGGGAGTCCTTGCAGACGCTGTCGGCGACGGAGCTGCAGAGACAATGCTCGATGTCCTCATGTCGCAGTTCGGAGGAGTCCCGCTTTATATTCCCAAAGAAAACAGAGCGTTCCGCGACGAGCTGGCGAAGGAAATCCGGGAAAAATACGACGGAACAAAAGAAATGCGCGGAGAGTTGTGCAGGATATACAACATGAGCTTCTCCCAGATTTACCGGCTGTACCACAGGGCAATCGAGATGGAGCACGAGCAGAAGCAACCCTCCCTGTTCAGCGATTTTTAACGGCAGTTACACCATTGCGGATAAAAAAATGATATAGGCTTTCAGTATGAAAACTACTGAGAGCCTTTTTTTATGCCTTAACACAGAAAGCGGAGTTCCCGGACGGATACAGATTCTTCCTGCCGGAAAAGAAATCAGAGGCGTGGACGGACGGCACTGGAAAAACGAGAATCCAGCCGCCCTGTGCGCAAAAATGAACTCAAGTGGTCTTGTCACCGTGAAGAACGGATGCGTAATCGACGAGAACCACTCGACAGACCTCTCAGCTCCAAAGGGCGGAACGTCTCCGGCATTCGGCTGGTTCAGGAATTTCACGGTTGAAGCTGACGGCTCTATATGGGCGGATGTCGAGTGGAACGCGCGCGGACAGAAAGCCGTGGCGGAAAAAGAATACAAGTACATAAGCCCTGTCTTCACACGCGACAAGGACGGAAACATCACCGAGATTCTCAGGGCTGCCCTCACCAACAACCCGAACCTTGACAACCCGGCACTAAATTCATCGCAGGATACTGCGGAGGAGAAAAACATGGAAAAAGAACTTTGCGCGGCTCTGGGCTTGCCTGAAACCGCGACAATGGCAGACGGTCTTGAGGCAATCAACAGGCTCAAGACCGAACTGAACGGAGCAAAAAACAAGGTCGTTGACCTTGCGTCCTACGCTCCAAGAGCAGACCTCGCCGCGGCGCAGCAGCGCGCGGAAAGAGCCGAGAAGGAGCTTGCCGAGATGAACGCAGCTTCCCTCAAGGCGAAGGCTATAGCCGCAGTCGAGCAGGCGGCAAAAGACGGCAAAATCGCTCCTGCAAGCAAGGCTGAATATCTTGAGCTTTGCGCAAGCGAGGACGGACTTGCCAAGTTCGAGAAGATTATGGCGGTAACACCGTCAATCACTGGAGGCGCACAGGTGTCCGACAAAGCTCCTGAGAACAAGGACTCTGTCGAACTGAACGCAGCTGAAAAAGAATGGGCTTCCTCTATGGGGTACACAGAGGAGCACTGGAAAGAAATCAAGGAGGCAGGAAAATAATGGCAATTCTAAACAATACAACCCTTAACAATCTCCGAACAACAATACGCGGAGAATTCAATGTCGCGTTCAAGAATGCGAACGCAGGCTCAATGTACAAGCATCTTGCGACAACAATCCAGTCGTCAAGCAAAACAAACACCTACGACTGGCTCGGAAAGTTTCCGCAGATGCGCGAGTGGGTTGGAAGCCGTGTGCTCAAGGACATGAGCGAATCAAGCTACCAGATTGCGAACAAGAAGTACGAGGCGACACTTGGAGTTGACCGCACCGACATCGAGGACGACAATCTCGGGCTTTACTCAACAATCGCGCAGAGCATGGGACAGGAGGCTAACGACTTCCTCGACCGCAAGGTTGCGGAGCTTCTAAAAAACGGATTCTCCTCCACCTGCTACGACGGGCAGAATTTCTTTGATGAGGAGCATCCTGTCTATCCGAACGCGGACGGAACAGGAGAAGCAGACTCTGTCTCAAACATTCTCAAAAAGACAGACGCCGACGCAGGAACTCCATGGTTCTTGCTCTCCCTGAACCGTCCTCTCAAGCCGCTTATCCATCAGCAGCGCACAGGCATGGAGCTTGAGTCCCTTACAGACACAAAAGACGAGAGCGTCTTTATGGAGGACAAAATCCGCTTCGGAATCCGCTACCGCGGAAACTTCGGCTACGGACTATGGCAGCAGGCTGTCGCCTCAAAAGCTAATCTGGACGCGGCAAACTTCGAGTCCGCATACAAGCTCATGCAGATCTTCAAGCGCGACGGAGGAGATCCGATGGGCATTGTGCCGACAGCACTTGTAGTTCCGCCGGAGCTTCAGAGCGATGCTGAAAAAATTCTGAAGCGGACAGTCCTCGACAACGGAGCTGGAAACATCAACTACAACAAGGTCGAGCTTATCGTGAACCCTTGGCTTGCATAGGAGGCAAAAATGGCAGCGTCAAAGAAAAACCAAAGCCAGACTGAAGAACAGAAGCCTGAAAATCCGCAGACAGAGAATCTTCCGCCGGAAACACAGGCTTCCGAAGAACCCTTAAAAACAGAAGAATCAGCTGAGCCGCAAAACGCTGAAAACAACGGCGGCGAGGAAAGCCTGAAAGAGCAGCCGGACGACAAAAAGCCTGGAGACAAGAATGAGGAAAAGACTGAGCCAGAAGAAAATCCGGCAACGGCGAAAAAAACGGTCAGGATGGTCTTGAGGCACAAGAGCCACACGCCACGCTACCACCGCTGCGGTCTTACGCTCACGCAGGTCTTCGCGGAATACGATGTTCCAGAGGAATGCATCGCGAAAATCAAAGCTGACAAGTGGATTGCAGTAAAGGACGGCAAATGAGGAATCTCCTTTCCGTAGAGGAGCTTGAGGAGCGTCTTCCAGCAGGGACGCTCCCTCTTGCGCCTGACAGCGACGAAACTGACAGCCGCCGCGTTGAAACCGCGCTGAACGATGCGACTGGAATAATCGTGTCACAGCTGCCGTGGCTTCTGGACAAGGAATCTGGCGACATCATAGAGCCTGTTCCGCCGCAGTTCGAAAACGCAATCCGCTCGTTCTGCTCCGACATCGCCATGCACAAGCTGACCGACACGGTTACAAGCCGCGAGGACGAAAGGGAATGGTTCAAGATGACAATGCAGCTGATAGACAAAATCGACAAGGAATACAAGGGCGGTCTTTCCGGACCTGCCGAGCAGGAGAGCTTCGTTGTTGAAGCGAATAAAGCTGACGGAATTCCAGAAACGAGGTTCTTCAAGAAAGGAAGGCTGTTCTAGTGGACGGCGCATTTGTAAAAATACAGGACGACGAGCTGAAAGCTCTGTGCTCCCGGCTCAATGAAATGGCACTCTCGCCTGACGAGAGAAAATCTCTTCTCGCCTCAATCGGCGAGGAGATTATGACGCAGACAAAGGACAGGCTTGCAAAAAAACAAACTCCAGACGGAGACGACTGGGCTGACATAGCGGACTCAACGAAAGCCTACTACAGAAAAAAGTTCGGCACGGAAAATCCGGGAAACGGAATCCTGTGGCGGCAGGGCGGACTTATGGACTCGCTGGCGCATGAGGAAGACTCATGGAGAGTGATTGCCGGAGCGACAAAAGTCTATGCCGCAGTGCATCAGCTCGGATGGAGACAAAGGAGCATTGCCGCCCGTCCGTATCTGGGGCTTGGAGATGACGACAAGGCTGAAATCGCCGCAATGATAAATCTTCGTCTTGAGGAAAAAACAGGAGCGAAGAGTTGAGCAGATACACATATCTTGACATAAGAAATGAGGCAGTCCGCATAATAAGGGACTCATTCCAAAGACAGAAAATAAAAATCAGCATAGAGCCGCACGCAGGAAGGTTCACGGAAAACGAGATAAGAAGGCTGGCAACAAAAGCTCCTGCTGTCCTGACCTCCCTAATGCAAATTCTTGACGGAAACGGAACAGACAACGCGGACTGCCGCTTCATAAGCTGGGTTCTTGCAAGGGCTGACAACAAGGACAGAATCTATGACTCTGCCCTTAAGCACATATCCCTTTTAATCCCTGTTATAAGAAGCATACCAGACAATTCAGTCTATAATGCCACTGATGTCTCGGACATCGAGGCTGAAAATTTATACACAGGAACGCTCGACAGCATAAACATTTCAATGTGGGCGGTTTCCTGGACATGGAATGTCAGGGCGGCGCAAATTCCGGAAGGAAGCATCGCCCTTGACGATGAGCTTGAAATATTTGAAGGCGCGGACGGAACTCTCGAAACCGGGGAACGGGCGGTCGGCTCAATCACTGACATGGAGGTGTAAATGGCAATCCCATTCACTGAAATTCCTGAAGCCCTGCTTGTTCCGGGTATGTATCAGGAAATCGACAACTCGCTTGCAGGAACTGCTAGCGATGTAAAGCGCGCACTGATGATAAGCACAATGGCGGCTTCTGGAACTGCGCAGGCTGGAAAAGCCGTGCAGGTTCGTAGCGCGGACAAGGCGAGAATCCTTTTCGGAAACGGAAGCCCTGCCGCAATCATGGCGGCGGAATTCCTGAACCACAACACAACCGAGGAGCTTTGGGTGCTTCCTGTCGCAGAGCCGGAAGCAGGCACAAAATGGAGCAGAAATTTTCAGATTGAGGCATCCGACGCATCCGCAGGAAACGTGAAAATCACTGTAAACGGAACAGAGCTTTACGCGGCGGTTTATGACGGAGCGGGCGCAGGAGATGTGGCGGCTGCAATTGTCGCCTCGGTCAACGGAAAAGACAACTGCCCTGTCGAGGCGGAGGTAGTTGAAGACAGCGAGAGCAACAGAATCTCGGTCAGGCTCGCTTCCGCCGTCAAGGGCATTACAGGAAACTACAACACTGTCTCGATTTCATCAGCCGCAAGCGGAGTTTCTATAACTGCGCAGGAAGCTGTTCCCGGAACTCTCTCTCCTGAAATCGAGACTCCGCTGAAAAATCTTGGAGCCACGCGCTACCACTATATCGCGAGCGAATTCTCAGACGCAAAGAATATAAAGGCGACGGCTTGCGAGCTGGACGACAGATACACGGCTCTCCGGCAGATTGACGGACGATGCTTCATAGCCCTTTCTGGAGAGCTTGGAGATGTTTCCACGGAAGGCACGATGCTGTGCTCAGCGCAGACAGTCAACTGTCCGCACATAATTCTTTTGCCGCGCGGAAACTCTCCGCAGCACCCGGCTTTCTGGGCTGCCGCTTGGTGCGCTGTTCTCTCACGCCGCCTTGCAGACGACCCAGCTGTCCCGACCACCGACATTGAAATCGATGACCTTGAGGCGGATGAGCTCAGCTTCAGCGACAGGCAGACGCTTCTTGAGAACGGAATCTGCACGTACCGCGTGGATTCTTCAGGAACGCTCCTTGTTGAGCGGGCGGTTACAAGCTATACGGAAAATTCTGACGGCGCGCGGGACACCAGCTATCTTGACATTCAGGTGGTTGAGACAGTTTCCGCAATCCGCACATACATCAACCAGCTTTCAAGGAAACGCTTCAGAGCATGGAAGCTCGCGCGCACGGAAGAAAATTTCGGAGCAGGCGCAAAGGTTATGACAACCGGCGTCTGGAGAAGCTTTCTTGCCGAGGTCTACCAGTCGCATTTCATTCAGGGAGTGCAATGGTGCCAGGACTTCGAGGCATACAAGAATTCAATAATTGTGGAGCTGAAGACAGGCTCCAAGACACGGCTTGAATACAGACACCGTCCAGTGCTTATCGGACAGTTCTATGTCGGAGCAGGCTTGAACCAGTTCCAGTAACAGGAGAAAAAAATGGCAGGACTAAGCAAGGTTATCCGGGTGGTTTCCTCAGAGTTCGGGGAGCTGCCCATAAAGGCTGACGGCGGAACTTTCAAGCCGTCTGGACACAAGAGAGAAACGCAGGACGCGGAGCAGCCTGAAAACACAGGCTATGTCGAGACTCCGACACACGCGGAGCTTAAGCTAAAGCTCAACGCGTCAATAGACCCTCAGACATTCGACACATCGGACGACACGCTTACGATTTTCACCGCGAACGGAAGCCAGCACGTAATGCCGAATGCCTGGACAACGGACATGGGCGAGCTTGGCAAGGGCGAGTACGACATAG